GGAAGTCTGCGCTGAAGATGCGGCTGTGTTGGCAACTCGCTCTGACTTCACCTCAGGCACCAAGAAAACGCCTGCCGATTCAGCCCCCAAGGAGGTCTGAAAATGTCAGCAATTACTGACGCCCACCTGACGCTAGGGGTTGAGTCCACCTATGGAACGGCACAACTCTCAACCGTCCGCTCCTACGAAGCGAAGGCCGACACCTTCACTCGTGACGTGGAATATATCCAATCAGTTGGTTTCCGACGTGACCTGCAAACCATTCGATCCGACCGAGATGACACCGTCAGCTTGGGAGCTACAGGCTCAATCGAATGTGACATCTTGAACAAGGGCCAGGGACTGCTCCTTCAGCACGTCCTCGGCACCACATCAGGCCCAACGCAAATCGCGAGCACCAGCGCTTATCGCACAAGTCTGAGCAGCGATGACACGGGGCCAACTGGTTCCTACACGATCCAGATGTCACGAGTTGACAGCGGTGGCACCATGCGACCCTTCACCTACGAGGGCTGCGTTGCGACTGGGTTCAACATCTCCCAGGAACTCGGCTCGAACCTGTCGATGACCATCGACTTTGATGCCGAGAATGAACAAACATCATCTGGCGAAGCAACCCCGAGCTACCCATCGAGCGCTGATCCTTTCAACTACACCCAGTGCGTCATCGCTATTGATGGCACAGCGGCCACCAACTTCACGAGCTTCTCCCTCGACGGAGACCTCGGCATGAAAACTGACCGAAGGGCACTTGCTGGAAGCGCTACCAAGTTACAACCGAAGCGATCCAGCGTCCCGAGCTACACAGGAACGATCGAGGCTGAGTTCAAGGACCTCACTGACTACAACAAGTTCGTCAACGGCACCACCTTCGGCATCAACGTCTCCTGGAACGGAGCCACCATCGAAGGGGCGTACAACTACGAGTTCGTCGTCTCGCTTCCCGTTTGCAAATTCACAGGGTCAACCCCTGTCGCATCCCTTGATGACATGACCACAATCAGCCTCCCGTTCATTTGTCTTCAAGGGGCATCGGGAAATGCGGTCGATCTGACCTACACCTCGACCGATACCAGTCTCTAATGACTAGAGCCAACATCGGCGGAAAAGGACAGGTCGCGACTCGACGTCAAATGAACGTCAAGTTCAGTGGCAAGTCCACTCCGCTGGTGATGGCTGGTGGAGCGAAAGCTCTCGCCATGTCGTTGAGACGCCTGGGCGATGAGGAACTGTCGAAAGAAATGAAAGCGGCCTCCAAAGAAGCTGCTGAACAGATCGTCCCTTACGCCAAAAGGCGTGCTCCTGTTGGAGTTGGCACCAAGAACCCTGGTGCGCTTCGACGATCTATCAAGGCTGATGCGACACGAAGCATTGCCAGGATCAAGGCTGGCAGTGCAGGTCGTGTCCCTTATGCGAGGGCAGTTCACTCTGGCCGCTACGTCAGCCAGCGAACTCGTGGCATCAGGATCAAGCCACAGCCATTCATCAGAGAAGCAATTCCTGAGGCATGGCCTCAACTGGTCAAGAAGTACGAAGAAGGACTCAATCGAGTGGCGAAGAAGTTCGCCAAGAAACACGGTGCCCACAGGGCCACAGGAAGGTTCGTGAAGAAATGAGCGATGAAACTCTGGAATTCAATCTGGACGATCTCACCATTGGAGAGATCTGCGAAATTGAGGAGCTAACGGGTCAGCCCTTTGATGCCCTCAATGATCCAACCAAGCCGAAAGGAAAGATGTTGCAGGCAATGGCGTTCATTTCGAAACGTCGAGCCGATCCTGACTTCACGTTCGAAGACGCTGGAGCAATCAAGATCTCGCTGAACGCTGATGAGGCGGGACCTACCAACGCAGACGAATAGTCAACCTTGCGCTGATTGCGCAGAGGTTCGGCTTTTCGTTTGCTGACATGCAACTGATGAAGCTCTGGGAGGTGAACGCCTTGCTGGAGCACATCAAACGTGAACAAACACAGCAGCGTCTCCAAGAAAGGAACGCCAAGCACCGCTAGGAGTCCTCATGGCTAGCAGGCCAATCGTCATCAACATTCAAGGGGACGACTCTCAGCTTCGAAAGGTGCTGAAAGGCGCAGGCGATCGAGTCGGAGCCTTTGCCAAGAGGGTCGGCAGGATCGGTGTCCAGTCAGGCAAAGCAATGGGAGTCGCTGCGGCGGCTGTTGGCGTTTCCTCGACGAAGATGTTCACCGACTTTCAAACTGGGATGGACGAGGTCTTCACCCTGCTCCCTCAGGCTGGGCAAGAGACCTTCGACAAGTTGACCCAACAGACGAAAGACTTCTCCAAACAGTTCGGAGTTCTTCCTGACAAGGTCATCCCGAGTCTCTATGACGCACTGTCAGCGGGTGTGCCACCTGACACGGTTTTCGACTACCTCGAAGTCGCACAGAAAATGGCTCGCGGCGGGAACGTCGAACTGACTGAGTCTTTAGATGGACTTACCACAGCGACAAATTCTTGGGCCGCAATGGGTCTCACCGCTACTGAAGCGGCAGACATCTTCGCCACGACTGTTCGCCTCGGCAAAACCACCGTGGGCGAAATGTCCACCGAACTTTACAAAGCAGGACCTCTCGCAGCGGCAGCAGGTGTCTCATTCGCAGACATCGGCGCAGCAGCGGCAACGCTGACTGCTAGCGGTACGCCGACAGCCCAAGCGATGACGCAAATCAAGGCGGCCCTTGGCGAACTTGTGAAGGACGGGACCAAGTCTTCGAACGCTTTGGAGGACATCTCTGGTTTCTCGTTCACCGAACTGATTGGTCAAGGCAAGAGTCTCTCTGAGATCTTCCAGATCATGGCCGAAGGCAGCACCGGCTCGGTGATGGACCTCTTCGGCAGTTTGGAGGCAGGAAGTGCTGTGCTGGCTCTCACCTCTGGTGAAGGCAAAGCATTCGCTGAAAACACAGCTGAGTTCGGCAATGCAGCCGGAGCAACGGAGAAAGCCTTCGACCGCATGTCGCAGGGACTCCAGGTCAACTTCGACAAGATCAAGTCGAACCTCGCTGTCCTCATGATCGAGATCGGCACAAAGATTGCACCCTTTGTTGCCAAGGCCACTGACCTCATGGTCAAGGGCTTCGAAAACCTCGGACCTTTCATCAAGAAAGCCCGCACTCGTCTCAAAGAACTCGCGACCCAAGTCAAAGACTTCCTCATTCCGATCTTCGAACGGACACAAGAGATCTTCGGTCTCGTTGCCGACAAGGTCATGGCTGTCTGGGACGCTGTCTATGCCTACCTTGCACCTGGAATCAAAGACCTGGCAGACAAAGTCACAGACCTGGCCGAGCGAGCATTCGGCAAACTTCAAGAAGTCTTCAATGCGATCAACTGGACAGCAGTCTTCGATGCCCTAGTCGAAGGATTCGAGAAAGCCCGCGAAGCGGTCATGAACTTCGTCAGAGACATCCCCAACAAGTTTCGGGAACTGCTCGGCTGGATCGAAAAGAACAAAGACACGCTCATCGTCTTGGGCGGAGCCATCGGTGGCGTCGTCGTAGCAATCGGTCTGTACCTCGGAGCGATGAAGCTCTGGGCAGCAGTCACCAAAGTAACGACCGCTATCACCGCAGCCTGGAACGCTGTGCTCTTACTGAACCCGATCATGCTCATCGTGGTGGCCCTAGCGGCCCTGGTCGGAGCGCTTGTCGCTGCCTACTTCAGGTTCGAGAAAGTCAGAGAGATCGTCGACAACGTCTTCGCATTCTTCAAAGACGACTTCATGCCAGCCGTCGTCGAAGTCAAAGACACAGTCGTCAATGCCTTCACAACGATGGTCGAGTTCTTGGAGCGAACCTTCTGGCCTGCCATCGAAGTCATCATCGACATGGTCGTCGCCTACTTCAAGTTCTTATGGGAACAGATCAAACTGGTCATCGATCTCGTCGTTGCGATCTTCAAGGGCGAATGGAAAGAAGCCTTCAAGATCTTTGCCGAGTTGGTCGGAAACGCCATCGGCTTCGTTGTCGACTTCTTCATCAAACTCCCAGGGCGTCTACTCAAAGCACTCCCACCAATCATCAAGGCTCTGGCGTTCATCGCCAAACAGTTCCTCATCTTCCTCGCTGAGAAAGTCGAGAAGGTGATCCGCAGCATCGTCGGCTTCTTCATCGGCCTTCCAGGCAAACTCCTCGACGCTGGCATCAAGATCGCTTCAGCACTTGCAGAAATGGGCATCGACTGGGGCAAGAAAATCATCTCAGCAATAGTCGAAGGTCTCCGTCGAGCAGGTGGAGCGATCAAAGAATTCATCATGGGGCTGATCCCCGACGTTGGAGACATTGTTGACTCCGTTGTTGGTGGAGCGAAGTCGCTTGGCAAGAAAGCTCTCGGCGTCATTGGATTCGCAGATGGTGGCATCGTCACGAAACCAACCCTGGGACTGGTCGGCGAAGCAGGCCCTGAAGCAATCATCCCGCTCAACCGAGCAGGAGCAATGGGCACAGTCATCAACATCAACGTCTCCACTGGCGTTGGTGATCCCGTAGCTATCGGCGATGAAGTCGTCGAAGTTCTCACCGCTTGGCAAAGAGCGAACGGAAACATCCCACTCGACACCTCGGCGGCGTAAACATGGCGACCATAGTTGTGAAGGTTGAAGTCCAGTTCGACGGCTCGTCATGGACTGACATCTCGGACAGAACCACCAAGGCTCGCATCAAGTACGGACGACGCCGCATCCTCGACGAGTTCAGCACTGGCACCGCATCAATCACCGTCGACAATCGGGACAACTACCTGACGCCAGGTCACTCCGATTCGACAATGGGAAACACCCAGCTGATCAACAGGCAACTGAAAGTCTCAGCACGAGTGACTGGTGGCTCCGATAGCTACAACACCTACCTCTGGAGAGGGTTCATCTCTGACGTCGATTACCAGGCAGGCCAACAAACCTCGACCGTCACCATTCGCACCGTCGATGGTTTCGATCGATTGGCAAAAGCCAGCATCTACAACCAAGCCTTCGCTGCTCAATACACAGGAGTCAGGATCGCAGCGATTCTCGACCTGGCTTCAGTTGACTATCCCGACGGATCGAGTCCAGTTGATCGAGACATCAACCTCGGCATCATCCAGGCAACAGCCACATCAAGCAACGTCACCTCGAACGCTCTCGACT